CTTCGGCTGTAACTACAAGTGAATTTACTAAATTTCTATAATACGTCTTTAAACGTTGTAAATTTGCTTTAGTTTGGTCTTGTGGTCGTAACATCTTCCATCGAAGAAGAGCACACCCCCACATCAAATACGCACGTAGCGATGAGTCATATTCCGACTCGTCTAAAGCGTAACCTTTGTCAAAGATATTGAGTTTTCGATATAATCGATCCCAATTCCCTCCGTATGGACTCATACCAACACCGGAAGAACTCTTCAAATGAGAGGCATTCATTTTCTCATTCATATCCGCAAACAATCGATTTCCATGTACTGTACCATCAACTGCGCCTGCTAAAAATGTCCGGATCTTATTCGCGGCAATCTTATCAGTAGGTCTTACTTCTTCTTTCAAAGAACTGGTAAATAGAAATGTATAATCAGGGTCGTTTGCTAACGTCTCCCAATCCTCGTTTAACCAAGTTTTCATTTCTGGCACCTCCAAAAATAATTCCTTTTTTGTCGGGAACCTAATGTTAAATGGTGCTCCTGATGAAGTGTTCATATCTAATTGCGATACGACCTCATCAACAGTCCTTACTTCAGAATTTTGCATATAAACTCCAAAGTGCTTTGTGGTCCATTCCCAAGCTAAATTCATAGCTTTCACTTGCTGTTCTGACATTGGTTTTATGTCCTTAGCATATTTTGATAAAGATTTATAGGCTGCTTCCTCATTCGGTACTGGCAAACCCCACTCTGGTGATTCGGGAATGTTAAATTCATCTAAATATGACTTAACATGTGGATCAACGGCACGTTTGTTTTTATAACGTGGATATCTTGGTATTTGCATTACTAAAGGGAAGTATTCTTCCTTTAAATATTCTTCATGCAAATCAGACAAATATATTGCTTCAGAAAACACTGAGGCCCCATCCTTCTTCTTAAATTGAGAAGGATACCGTTCATAGAACGGCCTCTCAATTATAGTGAGTGGGAGAGGGGGCGGAGTTGAAAATCCAGTCCCGAGTGTGTTGTGTATTGTTGCTTCGCGAGTTCGATAAACTCTGCGGTAATTGGCTCAAATCGTCCAAAAGTTTTTCCATTTCCATGGGTCCAAAATCCAACAATATTTCCATCTAAATCTAAAGCTGGTGCAGAACAATCTCCACACCGGGTAGCAGCATTACACCACCCCTTTGGGCTCGCAAAACCCGTAATAATATCTGGTGAAGTTATATTTCCTTCTCCATAACCGTAAATATTTACAATGGCAGCATCTTCCATAATCTTCAAATTATGTACTTTAAAAACGGC